TGATATACTTCTGTGAATTGAAAAGCATCTCCTTGATTTGATTGAGTCCAGTTTGGTCTTTGATCTAGGTTTAATCCCTGCCATGTATGCGTAGTTCCGTTTATTGTTTCACTAACTGAGGTAGCTGCTGGAGTAATAGAAGATCCGTCATGCTGAATCCCTGATCCTGTGACGGAGTAAAGGAACCCAGAATTATATTCTGTTGTTCGTATAGATTCTGTAATATTTGTTGTGGTTTCAGTTCGGCTGGTGCTCGACCCCTGAGTAAAATTAGGTATAACTGGCACAGCGTAACAAGGAGCAGATATAACAAAACCAAGAAGAAGTAGCCTCCTCATTCGATAGTGAGATCAACGACAAACTGACCTGTCATCACGATACCCGTTCCTGTTCCTGGTGTCATCGTAATAGTATGATTATCTATGGCTACTGCTGCTGTTCCTACACTACCAGCACTTGTAGATGTAAGGTCTGAAAAGTTTGGCACAGTGCCTACTGTAACTGCACTACCTGGTGTTTGGTCACCTTCTACATAAGATTGTGCAAAACTGAAGGCTTCTCCCGAAGTAGCTTGCGTAGCAGAAGGAAATGAAATACTTGGAACTCCCGAAGTTGTAGATCCAAAACCGCCTAATGTAGCTGCTGAGTTAGAGTCTACAGTTGTGACATTATTACCTGAGATGCTGTAACTAGATCCAATTTTATCTGCTGTGCTTGCAGCCGATAAGGATTCAAATTTTACGCTCGAAGATATTGAATGGTTCATGTCCGCATAAGCTGGTGCGGATACAAGAAAGATAAATGGTAGTAGTCTTTTCATTTGATACCTACTTTGTTTTTACTATTATCTACTATTTTAGGACCATTGCTGTTACCTGTGCCACTTTTCTTGTTTCCTACGCTTATTCCATAAGATCCTAAGACCCCCGAAACCAAACCTGCCGTAAACGCTCCGTCAATCCTTACCTTGCCCATGTATCCAAGAGTCATCATTGATAAGCTCCAAGTCAAAATAAGAAATCTGATAGCGTGACCAAAGAGTTCACCCCATTCAATACCTTCCTTTTCTTCCTTCTCTTCAGCCATAAAAGTAAAGATTCTTGTCCAATACTAGCATTTTAGCTATGTTTGAGAAGTAGCACATATTTATTCCATGTATAAGATTCTAAAACCAATCTTAATGACCTTTTTAACAACAACTGCTGTTAAGAGATTGGTCGTAGATTTATTAAAATCAATAGCTAAACAAACTACAAATACTCTTGATGATAAAGCAGTTGCAATTCTAGAAAAACAACTTTTTCCTCCCAAATGAAAATCACTAAATTTCTCAACATAGACATCGAACCAGCACCTCCAGAGTTGGAGCTAGAAGTTGAAATGCAATGTAGAGAGATTATGAAAAGTAATGATTTAGATAATATAAAAAGATATTGCACTCACATGGTTAGAAAGAAATTTGACCAAGATATTTTTATGGCCTCTTTGTTAAATAGACTTATAGAACTAGAAGCTAATCGTGTTGTAGCAGAGATGAGAAAAGAAAAACGTAAACCTAACAGCCCTTTAAAAAAGTTTTTTCGTATTCATTAAGATATTTCTTTTCAAAATCTTTAACTAACATAGAGTCTGTTTTATCAACCTCGAAGTTAAATTTTAAAATTGCCGTACGAATATGTTCAGTAACCCAACCACCTTGTTTTGAAACAACTTGGGCTTTATTACGTTCATTAATAAAAATATAATGGTCATAACCTTTTAGTTCTACATCTAAAAGATTTTTTTCTAAATCTTTACGTCTTATTTCTTTTAATCGTCTTAGTTTTATTGAATCACTCATTTTTCTTTTTAATTGAATTAAGAAGCCTAGAAAGTGCTCTACCTTGTAATCGGTTTTGAATTGCCCTGTTCCAGTTTTCTTGGTCTTTTCTCAATGCTTCATCATACACTTCTTTATCAATCTTGTCTTGTAAAAAATTATAAACAACATCTCTTATCCAAGAAGTAGGTTTGATTTTTAATTTCGTACGAATGTATTCATCAAATAGTTCTCCTCTGTTTATATCTATGAGAACGTGGTAATACTTTTTGTTTCCGTGAGGTTTCTTGCCAGATTCAGCCATGAATATCTTTTTAATTTATACTATCACATTCTCATTGTATTAACTTTTTGTTTTCCAGGCTTTAATTAGTCGTTCCAATTCAGCGATTCGTTGTTTTGCAGCTTCAATTTTCTGTTGAGTTGTCATAGATTCTGACTCTAATAATGTTAATTAGTGTTTTCTCTGGGGAGAGTGGCTGAAATTGTCCCATTCTCTATAAACACGCTCCACAACATTGATTTGGCATGGGACAAAGGTATGGGACAAGTAAAATTGTCCTACGCTCCAAAAACAATGGGACAATCTATTTTGTCTCACACAGTTGTCCCACTGAAATTTATTGGTACGACTACGATTCTTCCAATGAGACAGGATATGTCAACGCCCCGCGAGCGAGGACGGCTCTATAAGACTTATTAGAATTATTATCTTCTATAAGCTCAATAAGACCTTTTTTGATTAATCTTTGGAACGATTTTCTTATCGCAGCATCTTTACCATCAACCATTGGATCGTGAATCATTTGATTTATGGTATAAGTTTCTGGGTGAATTTTTCTTAACTTTTGGAGAACCTTATCTTGAACAGTTGTAGGTGATCCAGCATCATCAGATACTTCAGGAGTGTAATCAGCGATAGCAAAGGTAAGATCATCTTTCATCTTCATTATCATTTGAGTACCCATTCTTCCAGACCTAGACTTTTCGATAGT